AAATAATATGAAGGATAATTGAGTGGAGAAGTGCCACCATGTGTTACTGAATGCTTTTAATAGTGCAAATCTGACGTTAGACCAACCACATAAACCTATACCACCATCATTTTCAAATGTAGTGTCAAACTTACTATTGATTGTTTCGATGACACCGACTAATGCGGATGCTTGTTTAATTGTATATCCATTAGATAAGAAAAACTTGATCGCAACATCTCTTCTATAGAGTGTTGTCTTTCCTGTAGGTTCTTCATCTCTAAGGTCATTATACAAGGCAGAGTCATCTTCGTCAACTCCAGATGTTGATTGATTATAAAAATCTTGGGTAGCAGTTGTTCTCTCTAATAGGTTGTCATATGCTACTGATTTTTGAATTGGTGTTGGGAACTCTGTTCTTGGCATAGACCCCATTATAACAGGGACTTGTGATTCTTTGCCATCCATAAACATGCCAAATACTAATGCACCTGCTTGTAATGATGGAGAGAATCCCAAACCAGACACACCACCTTCGGTAGTAGGGACAATACATTGTGCCCACGGAAGATCGTTCTGTGGGATAAATCGAGTGGCAGGATCATGTACACCATGTATTCTAATTCGAACACGACCCTCATATCCATAAGGGGGAGATGCATCAATGACATCTGCAACAAACCATCGTGTATTGTCACCATAATACTTATTCATCTCTCAAACCCTTTTCAAGTTTTGCCACAGTCATAGCAACATGATGTGCAGTACCACCAAACTGGTGTCTTGTATTGTAAACAATAAAATCACCACTTCTAAGTTGATCTAATCCATTCTCTGGATTGCCTGTTAAATCATCACTGATAACATTGATTCGTATTTTATCACCTACGGATCCACCCGACTTAATGAAGCCTGGGCCTGGGACTGTTATGTCATACATGTTCTTAAATATCATATTTCGGTAGGATGCACTCTGAATCTTCTTTAAGAACATAGCACTTGTTACCTCATCATGTAGTGATTTACTATCACCATATACACCACGTGATACTACGTTATGATATATACACGCATCTGTGTCATGTAGATGTGAACCTTCGATGTTAACATCTTCGAAATCTGGTGTTTTATAAGATGGATTATATATGTTCTGTTTCTCTTTGTTTATTATACCTGCTTCGTCTGCTTGTGTCAAGAGGTTTTCTATAGAAAAATGTTGTTCTGTTGTACGACCAGTACTTAAATCAGTGACAGTATATTTCGATCCGATACCACCAGACATTAACTGAGTCAAAGTATTTTGCATCTTTGTTGCTTTCATACTTTGTATTTGAAAATACTGTAAATCTGGAGTACCATTCTCTTCTTGCATCTGCACATTAGATGGTGAAAAGGTATATGGTATCGAAGCATTCCATGCAGGTTGTTCTAACATTGTATCTAAACTACCTAACCTCAGATTGTTATCATGCATCGATGCATATAGAAAGAAAGGTGCACCAACATCCGTAGTTGCTTTACTGGTTAACCATGTTGCCGCCTCAAGTGGATGCATGTATGGTATAACTCCACGGAAATTACTTTGCACTGTACCTGCCGAATAAGATAGATCAACATCTTTACCGATTTCGTTCTGACATAATTTTACAATCTCTCTTTGTAGATTGTTCTTGATGGAACGAGATATATTTTTTGTCTTAGAGATAAATGCGTGTTCGTCCATCAATGATACAATAACCATTGAAGAATTACCAGCGTTAGATGATTTTTCTATCACCTCAATACCAGTCATGATGAATACTCTATCCATCACAATATTGTCAGTTTGTCCATCTATTACAAATTCAGATTGCATTTGGATATGTAATCGTTCAGTTCCAGAGAAATTAGTAGAGTCGAATATACCTTGATCATCTGCTATACCAATCCTACCAGTAAGAAATGGTTTATCTAATGATTCATATAATACAAGTTCGACTATTAACGGACGTATGTCTAAATTAAGGTTCGGTAATCTCTCGCTCGTGATTAATGCCTTTTCATATTTAAACTGCGATTGTCTTTTCATTATGTTTGTTCTTGCATTGCTTTATTGAAGTCGGATGCTACACCTGCTACTTGATTTGGTGCAATTACTTTTATTTGACGTAGTTTCTCATTTTCTTGTCTTAGGTTTTCAAGATAACTAATTGGAATAGCACCACCAAGACTTTGACTCAGTGGATCTATGTCAACCCAATCACCAGATGCATCCTCATAATGATGCACACCTTTTAATTGAGAAGACTCTGCATGAATAATCATAGATGTAGTTCCACCTGCGGGGTTAGGATAAATAAGATCTTCCCCTACTCTGAACGTACCATCCGTAGTATTTGAAGTATTGATAACATACGACAGTGTATATGTTGAATTTGGTGAGAAACCAATAGCAGATATTGTGACTTTTCTTCCAAAAGAATCTATATTAATATCAATATTGGTGAGTGTTTCACCATCACGTTTTAATGCCCACTGAAGAGGACGGACAAATGTTTCTGCTTCTGCCACATCTGTTCTTTCCAAAACAAGAACACCATTACTATTTGGTTGCACTGTCTGCTCTGTCACCTCACTCTGAACACTGGCATTCAACGTATCAATGATAAACGTACCGTGAGACAAATCTCTTTTAATAATTATACCCACAGTACCAGATACGTTACCCGAAACAACTGTCCCGACAGGAAAGTTATCTGGAGCAGTACCAATTAATTTTGTACGAGTAATGGGTTTGTTATCAGCATCATAGTAATCAATAACATCTTGGTGTTGCATTTTACAAGTTACCATTCTGTGAGGATATCTTTCTATCGCTGCCGTGTCAACTTCTTTTAGAGTTAAGGGCCACCCTCTTTCTCTTATGTGGTCATTTGCAAGGAAGAATGT